GTATAAATGGGTAGACGAAACGCTAGAAATAATTAGTATGCCGTTTCCGCAAACTACCCAAGATAGATGCCCACACTGTGGCTTTATGTTTCGCCGTCTGATAATGGTGAGGCGTAGCGACTTGGTACTTTTCGAGAAGTTGATGCAATCAGCGTACTCTGTGATTACGAGGCACGGAATCACGGAGAATCTTCCGGCAGAAATTCGTACCGAGCTCATGATCGCGTTATCAAAGAAACAAAGCGCATGAGTGAAATCACAGCATCCAATGATAGGGGAAAGAAATGGCGTTTGAAAGCATACCAGAAGACGAAGAACACGGATTACCGCGTGTCTGTGGCGGTAACATTAAGAAGCGCAACGGCAAGTTGGAGTGCGATTCATTGGACTGTGATTCATGTGACTGTAGAATGAATTGTGATGACTTTAACTTTATAAGCGAACTTGTTAGCGCGTCCAGTAAAATACCGAATGAGAAGTTGAAAATGAGTGGGCAATGGGACTGGTTGATCGGACGCAAGTTGAGTCTCGGCGAGGTGATTTATGTTTCCGACGATGCGGCGATCGTGCAGCGTGGCGATGATGAGATACATATATTGCTGTGCGATCTTCTGAAAGATGATTATGAGGAGCACGACAGATTCGACCGCGATCTTAACGAAGCATGGAACACCGGCGATGGAATATACCGTCCGTAACTATTTCCACGTCCCGAAGTGCTGGGATTCTTGGAGCAAAATCTGATGAGTGATGATCAACTAATAGCGGAAGTGGCTAAACTCTGGATGGATAATGGAGGGGATGCTGAAGGATTGGCATGGTGCTATGAGAAATTGCGAGATGCCATAATCGCCGAAACAGAAAAACGACAAACCCACGCTGGAGAATGAAATGGATATACAACGACTACGTAACCTGACAACGGGACGGTTACATACCGAGGTGGAACACGTTTATGAGGATATTGCAATAATAGTTGGCGAGGGCGGTGTGATGACGCACCAACTGCCGAATGCCCTCCGAGCAATCCTGCCGTACTTGCGCGAGAAGATTACGGGCGCAAGGTTTTGGGACGGGAAAAACGATCCCACGCACACCGGAGATATAGACGTTCCGACGATGGATGAGGAATCGCTAAAAGCGATGTGGAGGAGATACGCTGAAGAACAGGAGACAATGCGAAAAAGATATGCAGGAGAATGAAAGTGCTTAAGAAACTAATTTGCGCACTGTTTGGACATTGCTACGTGGTGCAACGGGTTTTCAGCCCGACAAGCCGAAAGGTTGGTTGTGCGCGCTGCGGCAAAGAGTGGGGAATGCATGACAGTGTGCGTGCGTTCGTTCCGTGGGACGGTGAGCTGGAGCAGTTGTACTGGGACATCGGACAATGGAGGGCGCTCAAATGAAGCTAATTAAAGATATATTGAATTACGATTTGTTGGAGTTTCTATTGCTAATAACATTGTCCTTACTTGCAGTTATTGTGATCACGAGCTTATTGACTGATGCCGATGATAATGAAAAATGGGAGACTTTCAAACGTACGCACTCATGCAAAGTAATAGTCCGTATAAGCGGCGACACGCAACTAGGAATCGGTTATGGAATAGCAGTGAACGGACAACAAATGGTAATCGTATTGACACCAAACACAACTCCAGACAAAACCGGATGGATTTGCGATGATGGTGTTACGTACTGGCGGTAAAAAACAAAAATAGCTAATTATCAGGAGCCAAGAACCATGAAATTCAAGAAAAAACCAGTCGTGATCGAAGCAGAATGCTACGATGGTACTAATGAAAGCATTAATCGAATCGTGAACATGGGAAGTACGCGAGTAATTAGAAATTGTCCCGAAGGGCTTTATATTGAAACCTTAGAAGGGGTGATGAAAGCAAACATCGGGGATTGGGTAATTCGTGGTGTCAAAGGAGAGTTGTATCCCTGCAAGCCAGATATTTTCGATGCGACGTATGAGCCGTACGCTGAAACTTAGAAGTAAATTGTCACAGTAATAATTACGAGTTAGCCTCCTGCTCACTCAGGAGACACAATAGAAAGGGAATTACCATGAACTTTGGTGAAGCTATTGAGGAACTCAAATCCGGCAAGAAAGTTTCTCGCGTCGGATGGAACGGAAAAGGCATGTGGATTATTCTTGTTCAAGGAACGCCGGATGCGAAACTACACAAAAACACATCGTACCAAGATGCCCTGCAAACAGATCATTGTGAAATTCTGCCACATATTGATATGTGGACTGTTGACTCGAATGGGCGTCATGCGATGCAGCCAGGTTGGCTTGCCAGTCAGACAGATATGCTTTCAGAAGATTGGTGCATCATTGAGTAACAATGTGAAAATAAGTAAAGGAGAAGATAGAATGGATCAGAAAGTCAACACGACTACCCGCAGCAATCAAGATTGTCTTGTGCCGGAGGGACACTCATCAATAGCAACAGATGTAGTGGCATCAGCAAGACGTTTAGCGCAAAGAGCAAGACAAATTGCAGAATCGGCGAATGAAAAGTTGTATCCAGTAATGGCAACTGACACTCCACCGTTAGCGGATAAAGGACACATCCGTACAGACCATTATCCTCCACTGTTTTTAGATATCCAAGATCAACTTGTCGATATAGATAACGCACTCGACTACATTGAGCATTCTCTGGAACGAGCAACACTTTAATCCTATAACCCATCCTAGAAAAATTGGAAAATTCTAGGGTTGGTTCATTAAATTGACTTGACCAAAAAGACTACGCAAGGAGAATGAAATGAAATGGATAAAAGATACTACTCCCAATTCAAACGGCGAAGCATTGTTTCTTGGGCCGTGGAATGTTGGAGATATTCATTATGACAGTTCCTGTTCCAAGGAAGACGTAATGAAATATACTGCTACATGCAAACTGCCTGGGATCAAATGGCCTGGAAAATTCCAGACAGCAAAGGAAGCAAAAGTGGCGGTTGAGTATTCCGTCAATCATTGGCTTAGCCAGTTGCCGTCTGGGTGTTGGCTTATCAATTACGTGCCAAAATGCGAAGCGCCGCCCACCCGCACACCGGCATAAATCAACCAGCGGCGCCACGCAGGAATGCCCGTAACGGCGCATGCTTCAAGCAACACCTTGTCGGCTAAATATCGCGGGAGCATCTTGGATTTATAGAGGTAATCATGAATCACAGCGGCCTCTCGCGTCACCTCGCCAACCAGGAAAAAGACAATCGGTAGCCTGGGGCAGCTTTCAAAGTCCGTGATCATCCCGGCTGGTGCTGTGATGGTTTGATGCGCTACATCGGATTGATACACCAGCGGCGCGTCGAGCCGCCATAACCCGCGATATTCGTTTGCCGCGTCATCTATCAACGACACATCTAATTCTGTGATGAATTTGCTCATGGCGCGGGCGACTTTAATCCTTGCCCAGATGCCGGTGCCAGCAGTTTTTGAGCGCCAAGCACGCCACCAGCGCCGACAGCGGCAGCACCAAGCCCAGGCGAAGCAAGAGCAGCACCGGCGGCAGGAACAAGCGCAGGAAGTATTGGAGCGAGCGCAGCGGCTACAGCGGCTTTTGCAGCAGCATCAATCGCAGCTTGTGTTGCACCAGCAGAAATTGCCTGCCCCTCAAACGCCTTTGTTCCCGACTCCGCGACAGTCAGACTAATCACGCCATCGGCGTTACGGCTGGCAGCAATATTCAACGCCGCGTATTCCTTCCCGGATACACCGTGTATCTCGCAGCACGTCACGGCGCCAGTTTTTGCGTCCACGATCGGAACGGCGTCAAATTTGGATATCCCTGCATATTGCAGGCTGGCGCATCCTGACAATGATATGAGCACGGCGAGCAAGATATAGGTTTTCATGGATTCGGCTCCTTTGTCTGGTCGTTTTGTGGTGGAGGATTAGCTGAGAAGTTGGTCACGGCGTGAATACCGAACACGGCACCAAGCCCGATCTTGATCCATGTAATCAGATCGTCAACCGGCGCTTTGTAGGCAAGCACCAGAAACGCCCACAGGCCGAACATCAGTATTCCTCCGATGAGCTTTTGGTTATCGGTAATGAATTTTGTCATGGCGATTCCTTGGCGCATGTTATAGGGCCGATGTAGGCGCGATAGGCTTCTATCCAATTCCTGGCGATGGCCTGCTGGGCCTTTTCGATGGTGATGGCTTTGGCGCATACCAGCGCGTGCAGTTTGTTCTCCAGCCGGTCTTTGTCCACGGCGTTACACTGGCCGCCGTATGGTTGAGGCCAAAGGTTGCGCACATCGTCAGCGCCTGCTAATTCCCGACTGATAGCGTGGTCAATTTCACATCCACGAGGCGACAGCGCGCAATCTCCCTGATGCTGTGTCATATGATACTCGGCGTAAACGTGCGCTTTCATTGCCGCGGTCACTGCCCTAGCGTCCTTGCCCCACTTGGTGTTACATACTTGGTCAAGCGTCATGTCGCGCGTCACGCCGGGGGTAAGCGCGGGGTCTGGCAGTGATCCGCCGAATGCGCCGGCAGAAAAGAAGGCAAACCAAAGCATGACGCCCGTCACCAGGAACAAGCCCCGCATCCTTTTGTCGTCGTTGTTCAAGCTAAATCCACCCCCGCCCGTATAATATCAGGCGAATATGGCACTCGCCCATTTTCGTGCCGGATAATTGCCGTCACCAATTTTTCGAGTGTATCCCTGTTGCTGACATTGATAATCTCATCAGGCTTTACTCCAACCTCTTGAGCTACGGCCATGATGTAGCCTTGCGTGTCGTTCTCACTTGGCGGGGCGAATCGTTTGATGAGCCCGGAAATAGTCTTGAGGTTGTGCTGGCGGTAATATGTCAGCAGCACGGTAGCCAATGCGCGGATGCCGTATTGCGGCGTCTGGAAGGAGACAAACCGCGCATCAGTCTGCTGTTCGCACATCCCGCGCCATTTTGTGGCGCTGTGTTCAATATTACCCGGATTGCAATTTGATTCGCCACGTGTCCGATCAATCATTTGTTTTCCTCCCTGTTCGTCAATGGTAGCGTCCGTTAGCGTCCGTTAGCGGGCGCTATCCGGCACTACCCGGCACTACCCGGCGCTCGGCGGCAGTGCGCAGCTGCAATCAAAACCTGCGCTTTCAGTAACTATTCAATGCCATAAGGATGGCGAACAGTCGATTTGTTTTTCCCTGTCACTTAAGCACCGTGATTCCGAAGTGCGCCAATACAGCCCCAAAGACTGCCGCCATTACGTAGCTCACCAGCATCCAGTAGAACTTTCTCTTGTCTTCCCGAACTTGGCTGAGATCGCGCTCGGCGGCTTTTGCGGATCGCTCCAGTCGTTCTTTCTCGGCCTTCTCGATGTCCTTTTGCAGGGCTGTGATCCGGTTGTCGATACGCTCGATCTGCTCGAAGGCCCGTTTGAGCGCGGCCCGGTCTTCGGCCTGCTGGATCGTGGCTTCGGCCAATCGGCGCATGTCTGTAGCAAGCTCTTTGAGCGTGCTGCGTATCTCGCGCGTTTGCTCCTCAAGCACGGTTAGTCTGGTTTCGTGGGCGTGTATGCTGTTGTCGATTGGCATGATTCAGAATGTATAGATTGAACAGGAGAAAGAAAGCAAAAGTCGAATCACTCCTTGTTATGGCGATCCGACTGCCTTTCGTGGCTGCGTTACCATGTGATTGCCTGGACTGCATCGACTGTGGTCGCTGCAAGAATAGCGGCTTTCTGTGTCTGCAAGTGCTGAAACGCCGCCGCTCCTTGTGTGCCCAAGGCCTGTGCAAGCCCTTGCATATCGGCGTATGTGAACGGCACTTGCGTATTGTCTGCAGATACCCAATAGAAGCCAGACGGAACAGTCTGCGTGGCACTAAAAGCCAGCAGCATGCTTTGCAGGTTCGACACACTGCCCGGATCGGCTTGAAACGTCTTGGTCACGCCGCCCTTGCTGGTGTATGTCACAGGCTGCTGGATGGCTTGCTGATAGGCAGTGCGGAGTAAGGCGATATGAGCCGCTTGCGCTTGAGCGAATAGCTGCGCGGATGGGGGCGCAATGAGCGTGCCGCCACTCACAAAAGGCGTATTCAGCCGGTTATCCCATTGATCCTGTGTCAGGGTTAGCAGGTCAGCCTCGTTAGGTAGGCTTTGGTAGTCAAACTCATCGGTGTCATACCATCCAATAACAGGTTGCGGGGATGCTGATGTATGATCGAAATGTGCTAGTTTTGTCATTTTTCGTCCTTATTTGTCGTTAATTTTAATACCCAATCGCAATCCATGCGACAGACATACTTCCATTGTTCGCAACTATAGATAGCTGTGAGTTATTCTGGCAATAACATTGTGCTGTGTAAACTGTTGCGCTGCCATTATTTGGGTTACACAGAGCAGCAAAAAAGCCATTAGGGAAAGCGACTGGAAGATTGAATGTGTAATATGTGCCGGCAGCGGCAACATAATATACTCCCCACTGAATAATCAGCCCAGATGGCAACTTCTGGTATCCATTGCCTGCTACTGAACTTAAAAATTGCCCTAAATTGACGGCTGCACTATTTTGCGTCGCTGCCGCAACAATTGTTTGGCCTAACGTGGCACAGCGCCAGTTAAGGCCGTCCCAGATCATGTCAATATAACTATTCATGTTACCAGCGGGGATCGTCCACGAATAAGAAGAGGTTTGATCCGGAAAGAGTAACGCTGGAGAGCCGCTTGATACATTAGTTTGAACTGTTACAGCGTATGCCCAGCCATACACGCGCACGCGTTGACCGTTAATTGTTCCACTATTGATTGTAAGTGTTTCCGCTGACGTAATGTTAGGCAGAACGATCGTATTAAACGCAGATGGGGTAATGGTGCCGGTATCAGTTGGGGATAATATTTGTGTCCCTGCTTGGCCCCAATTCACTGCTTGGCCGCTCGCCGTTGCTGCTTTCACCGGCAGACTTCCACCGGTCGTTGCCACCAGTTCAAACGCTGTCGCCGCAGCATTCACGCGCAGAATCGCGCCGTAGCCTGCCGCCAATTCGCCGCCCTGCACGGCGGTTGCCGCAGGCCCATATATCGGGAGCGCCGCCAGCCCATTGATGGATAGCGTCGATGCGCCGGTGTTTGTGGCCTTGATGTTCTGGATCGATACGATCATGCTCGGCGTGTAGGCGCTGATCGCGGGTTGCAGGTTCATCGCGTAGTTATTTACGCTTCCTACGTCCCGAGCTGTAATAGATGACGTGGTTTGCATCATCGTCAGCAAGTTGCTGATGATCGGCGCGCTCGCCACGGGCGTGATATTGGAAGACGTCACCGAAGATTGCCCATAAGCCACCGTAACCACAGCAAGCGCCGTGTAGCCAGCATCAACTGTTGGCGTAGTCTGCGTGCCAGTTGTCGCGGATGCACCTGCTTTAATCTGCACCACGCACAGCCCCCTGCGCTGTGTCGGCTGCGCGGCCCCGCTGTTGTTCTGTCCGCTCAGCGGCTGTGAAGGGTTCGCGGAGTTGAAATAAGGCAGAACAACAGAATTGGAGTCGCTGTCCTGATACGCCGCTTCGATCAGATAGTTGATTGAGTATCCGGACGTGGCAGGCGCTGGCGTGCTCAGCGTGATCGCCTGCATCAGCAGCCCCTGCTTGACGATGCTGTCAGCCGTGTCGGCAGGCAAGACGCCATAAGCGGTCGAGTCAACCGGCTGGAAGCTGTAAATCTGCCCCGATCCTACCTGAACGGCCAGAGACGCCGGGGACGTTGGCGCAACCGCCAGCCCTTCAATGATGGTGTTTGCGCCCAGCATGGCCTTGGCGAGCTTGCCAAGGCCGATCATGGTAGCGCGGCTAGCAAAGAGGAAGTCCGTGCTGCGGCCTTGCTCTTGCGTGTAAACGATGGGACGATCCATTGTAGCTCCAGAAATAAAAAAGCCGCCCAAAGGAGGCTAGTGGAAAATTGAAATGTTATGGCGTCACAGGCCCATCGGCAATGCGCATCCAGACAACAGTCCCGAGCGCCCGAGTGATCTCAACTGCTGCGATGATTGCCGCATCCGTGGCGCTGGTTGGTGTGCCGTCGCTCCACGCGCCATAGGCGTCAAGGAATAAGCGCGCATCCCATTCTCCCAGATCAATCGTGCCACCTGTTGGCCGATAGGCCGTGACGAAAGATTGATAGGGCAGCGGATCGCCCCATTGGCCGACAGACGAATCCCAATAAAACAGGCCGTCCCACCCGCCGGAATCGGACGTGTTGCTCGGTTCGAAAATCGTTGGCGTGTGGCCTGTAATCACATTAAGCACGGCGCTCATATCGGCGCGGCGCGGGCCTTTGACAAACAAGTTTGCCATGATGCGCGTTCTGAACCCGCCATCCGTCTCTTTCGGCAAGCGAGGCAGAACGCCGACTCCAAAGAAATCCTGGCTTACGATGTCCAAGAACGGGGCAGTTGCGGTTTGAATACGCGCCTGCATGGCGGCATAGGTGATCTGGTTGTAGATATTGGCTTGCGCCCACGCCGTGCCGGATTGGATCGCCTGCACGTTGGTGGCATTGTCGCCAAACCAGCCGATTGGCAACCCCTGCTGCAAGCGCTGCAGCATGTCCTGAGAGTCGCCCGTCATGTCAGTTTACCGTTATCACGCCGGGGACGATGACCGTCTGCGCGTTGCCGGCAATGTCTGTTGTTCCGCCATTGAGCAGGAGGCCAGTCGCGTCTGCCACGCCGGGGACGCCCCAGATGACTGCGTAGAGCTGCGAGTAGTTCAGTCCTGCGCCCAAGGCAGTCTGCGCGATGAAGTTTTGCATGGCAGTTTGAACCGATGGGGCGACTTGCGCATGGGTGTAGCCTGCCGCCGCCGTCACTGTGACGGAAACATTCGCCGCAAGCTGAGTTGCCGCATAGACGGCAAACGTGACGGACAAAGGCCGCACCGAATCGACCGCCGAATAGACGGCCTGCTGCGTCGTGGTGTTGTAGGGCGAGATGATGACGTAGAAAAAGCCATTCTGCGTTTGCCCTGCGATGGTTTGATTCTCGACGATGGAGAACTGCACGCCGAGTTGCAGCGCCTCAATCGCCGCAGCAGCGGAAGCTTTGATGCCATCTCTCAGCCCGGCCAGGGTGAGCTGGAAGCGCTGCAACAGTGCGGCGTCACTCTCGGCGTCTTGGCCGTTTGTAAATGGTTGAGAATTCGTAACCGTATCGACACCAGGCAATGCCTGCGCAATCGTGGTGATCGTGTTCGCGTTGACGTTCCCTGCCGATCCAGGCGTGACGGCCTGCACGGTTGCATTCGCAGAAGCCGATCCAGATGGGATGACATAGGCGCTCAATGTCGAATTCCACGCCGATTGCGTAGCGTCCGCAATGACCGTGAATTGCTGCGTGCCGTCCGCTGTCTGTAGCAACGTTCCCACATGAATGACGGCTTGCGCTGTCGCGGTATATCGGGAGAACGTCACGTTTCCTGTGGCGGCTATAGCTGGCTTGCGCGTCACGATGCCGAAATCGGCCATCCATGAATCCAAATCCGCGCCCTGCGATGTGCTGGCCCGCGTTTCTGTCAGGACTTCTACGATCAGGCTTTGTAGCCACATAACCACGCCAGCATCGGCTTCGGCCAAGGCAAGCTCAGGGCTACCCAAATTAAACGGCAGACGGGACTGCGCTTGCGCCGCCGCCGCGATTTGTTGGACAACCTGCGCGAAAGTGAGAGTGTTCAGATTAGCCATTGGCGATATTGAAGCTCAAAGTTTGCAACTGTCCGCTTGGGCGGTAGTTGTATTGGATGGTCACGCCCAGCAGGTTCGGCTGCGCTGTGTCGAAAATGATTTTTGGCAATGGATTCGTGCCAACATCTGGATCGCTGAGAATCTGCCCCCGGAATTTCGCCTTGAGTGTAGCAAGGACGGCGGGAGACAATGCTGCGCCAATATATTTACCGGCCCCGATACCATAGGCCGGATGCCATAGGTAGTCCTGCGCGCTGGTGAGCAACACTCGCAGCAGGCGCTGCGATACGCGGTCGACGCCGGTGGCTATCGCAACATCTCCATTGGGCGCAAGCTGAATGTCGTTTCCGTACCAGTGGGCGATGCTCATACTGTTGTGCTCGGTGTAGATGTGTTTCCGCCACCGGCCTGCACGCCGCCGTGAGTGTGGCTGTCATAGGCGTTGCGCAGAGATGATATGGATCCATGCGTACCGTTCAGATCGCTGATGTTCTGGCTGGCCTGGATATTGCCGTTTGTCTGCACATTGCCGTTGATCGTAGTGTTCGCGTTGATGGTACACCCTCCGGGCGCGTTTAGCGTCATGGCGGCATTGGCTGTCATCGTCACATTGCCGCCATTGTCAAAATGCAGGAGACTGCCGTTTTGGTGTTTAAGCAGCATTTCTCCGCTTGGGACGGGTACAGGCGGCTTGGCCGTCGAGAAAGCGAACAGCGCAGCAACAGGGACTTGAGGGCTTCCCTCCTGAAACAGGATCAGCACTTGCGCCCCGATTTCCGGCGCGAAGAATGCGCCCCAACTTGCGCCTACCCACGGCGAGAGTAGCGGCATGAAGCCAGTCTCCACGACTTCGGGTTCAATCGTCGCCTTGATAGCGTAGGTTCCGGGATCGTAGGCTGACACAGTACCCATGCGAGCCGTGAACGTCCCGGCGGCCTGAGCGCCCATGCGCTGCATCATTTGGTTGACAAGATGATTCATTATGCCAGTACCGTCGAATTGGGCGAGTGGTTCTTCGCGTGAATACTCATGGCGAATCCGTTTTGCAAGTCCATTGTACGATGTACCTGGAACGGGTAAAAGGGCTGATCGAACACGCTGCCGGTTCCATTGATGCGCACGATCTGGCCTTTGCTGGGCGCAATGTCGCCCGGCATGTCGATCGTCACGCGCAGTTCCTGCTTGCTGATCTCGGCCAGCAGCGCATTCGCCTTGGCCTGCGCTTCCGCGACAGTCAGCCCTGGGAATGTGTAGCTGAATACCTGTGCATCGCCTCCGATTGTCTGGCTCATGCCGGGGCGTTTACCCGCCAGCGCGGTTTTGACGTTCGGATGCGCCTTGGCTTGTACGTTAAAGCCCTTGGCCTGCTTCGCGTTCCATGATCGCACCTCCACTACGATGCCCTTGGCAACAGTCAGATTTCTTGCGAACATCAGGCGCACCACGTCTGTTTGTGTCGGCTGGCCCGGAATTGGGGCCTGTACAATGTAGTCATTGCTCCCAGGCTGTCCACCGGGGCCGAAAACCAAGGTGTCCATCTGCACATAACACACCCATCCGAGTTGCTGCGCCAGATAAGTGAGCAAATCCCACTGCGTTTCGTTAGTGGTCAGGTGGACATGATCCACGCTGTAGAAATGCCCGGCTTTTGTGTTCCCTGGTGTCGGCGTGATCTGCGCTTTCAGTCCGTTCTGCTGCGCCAATTGATCGGCAATCTGAGATGGCGTCAGGTTCTGCCACTTCTGCGGCGTTTTCTGATCAATGAAACGATGCGTCAAGTCGCGGCCTGAAAGGGTTATCGTATCAGCCAGCAGATCAATGGCGACTTGATCCACGTCTCCGTAAATCATCGGCGTGAGTTCATCGGATGTCCAGTTCTGCGGATCATCTGGGAAACCCGCCCTGACTTCGGCCTGCATGGAGGTGTACGCCGCCCACTGAGGCCATGCCTGCGCCATCGGATTGCTGCTGGCCGCAAGCACTATCTCGAACTCATCAGCCAGGAACATAGGGTTTGTGGTAACGCTGCACGATACCGGGATAACCGGCTGTCCACCTAGCATGACGCACCAGCGCGGGGATCGTATTGCACTCATAGGCCACCGTTCGCCACGGCCGGAGACGGTATTTGCAACGTCATAGCCCCGGCAGGAAGATTCGGATCAGACAGTCCGTTGATCTTCGCAATCGACGGCCATAGTGTCGCGTCACCGTACTGCTGGGCTGCGATGCTTTGCAGATTGCCGCCGTTGATCGCCAGCATCTTGGCCGATGCGCCAGGCAGACCGGCGGAAATGTTGGACTGCATGCGCCCCAGCACAGAATTTAGCGCATAGACGGGCTGCGCATTGGCAAAGCCCATGTTCGCCGTGGTGATCGACTGGATCGCCTGCGGTGTCGCGCCATTGAACGCGCCCGATGCCAGCCCCTGCATATCGGCCACAGCGTTATCGACGCTACCCATCAACTGCTGAACGCGAGTTTGCGCCTGCGAAAGCGGCTGCACAATTGCGGAGAGCGCTGATTGCGCCGTGGCCGTTGCCTGCTGAATGCAAGATGTCGCGGCGGCAATCGGGGCCGTGGCAGCCTCCACCACGTTGTTGAGCGACTGCACAGCGCTTGACACCGAACCGAGAAGTCCTGTCAGTGTCGAATCGCCGATCAGATTACCCAGGCACGACGCGCTGGCCGTGTCATTGTTCAGCATGGCGAGCAGCGATTCCTGCGGGGCGGTTGTCTGCGCGCTGGTGGTGTCGCGCATCACTTCAATTGTGATCGAATAGCGAACATGCCACGGTTGCAGATAGTTCGCCGAAAAGCGCGAGATCACGCCGACATAGGCGAACTCATCCCATGTAAGTACCACAGCCGCGCCGCCCTGCCTTACAGTGTCCAGATACCGGGCGCGCTCGACGGCGGTTTGCCCGAACAGGATGCCGTCCCACGCGATAGTCGCGGGTTTTGCCCCCAGGGAATCAATCACGCGATCGCCACCGATCAATTGGTGCACGGCCATTGCTTGCTCGCCACCCCACGCGACAGACTGCGGCAGCTCTACGTCCTCAAAGGTGATGCTGCTGCCATCATCGGCAGTCAGAATGAATGCGATATCGGCCATTTCAGCGCAGCGCCGATGTGAGAGACGGATTGTTCAAGCCAAGCCCCCACATGATCTGATTCGGGCCGGATGGCGGTTTAGCGGCAGCGGTTGCTTGCCAGTTTGTGACGGACTCTGCAACCTTTTTGCCGTCCAGATGGACATGTGTATGAATCTCATGCTGGCTTTTTTCTGGACTAGGCGGCAAATAACGTGACGCCGCCATAATATCAGAATCATCCAGCTGAACAACAGGCGCTATCTTTGGCGATATCGTCATCGCCCCGTGCATTGCTGTCTGCTGGGAAACACCACCCGCGATAACAGGCGATGTCTTTGCCGATCTCATCATTGACGCCATTGTCGATGCCAGGCCAGTCTTGGGCGCAAGATTATTTGCCGCAACGTTTTCTGCGAAGCTGAGTGGCTTTTTCTGATTCTGATCGCCCGTCAGCCATTTATAAGCACCATAAACCGCCGCCCCTGCTGCAGCAAGGCCAGCAAGGACAAGCACCACTGGACCGATCGCCGTGGCAACGGCACCCGCGCCCGCGGCAAGCGCCGGGAACGCTATCGAAATAATGCCGAGCGAGGCGACGAAACTTGTAACTGTTCCGACTACAGCCAGCAATGCCCCGATCGCAGCAAAGAATCCGATAAATAGCTTTAGCGCGGTTGGATGAGCTTGAGCGGTGTTGACGATGGATTGGATGAACTCAACGATTTTAGGCAGCACGGTTAAGATCAATGGGACAAGCTGCAAGCCGACGACTGTTTTCAGCGCACTCATGCGGGCGTGAATCGCTTTTTCTTGCATGGAAGGCGACATCTTCATGATCTCGCTGTAATTGTTGATACCCTTAGTGTCTTCAATCAACTTGCGGTCGCGCTGGAATTTCCAGTATTGCTCGGCCATCTGCACGCCCATAAATCCAGCGGTTCGATTCTGGAAAAGATAGCTGATCGCCTGAACCTGCGCTTGGCGGTCCGTGATCCCTGCCTTTTGTAGCGCTGGCATTAGGTAGGACTGTACCCAATCGACAGGGTTTGACATGAAATCACGCCATCCCTTGATCCCGCCAGGCTCAACACCGCGCATCATATGGCTCTTCGTCCAGACAACCTTGCTTGGATCGACGAGTCCGAGTTTTTGGAACATGCCGAGCGATTTCTGCGCCACTGTGCCTTGCACAATAGCAGCATACATGGACATCAGCGGATTCCCTGGGCCGCCTGTAATGCCGCCCGATCCGCCGCGAGACTTCATTTCCTGGATCAGCGTCGGAAGATAAAACTCGATGAATTCTTTGCTCCACCCCTGCGCTGCCGTGCGTCCATATTTGACGGCAGAGAGATAATCTGCGGACTGTACCTTTCCACCGGATGCGATGATGCCTTTCGTGATCGCATCGGCATAGCTGTTGAACATTTCCGGCGTCTTGGTTGCGCCGATCATTTCCAGCGTTTTCGCAATCTCATAGGACTGATCGCCTTTCAGCCCGGCATTGTTCAGCACGCCTTCCATCCTGAGCACGGTCGGCAAGTTTTTAATGGCGTCTGCGGTGTCGCCAAACACCATGCGCAGGTTCATAATTGTGTCCAGCGCCTCGGTCGGGCTGGACGTGGGCACAGATCGGCCAACCGCCCACGCGGCCTTTTCGGCTGAACGCATGTCGGAAGGCGTCAATCCCATCTGCTTCATGCGTGCGATGCGCTGCTGATACTGCATTGCGGCATCAATGGACGGCTTTATGGACGCCAGGATTCCGACACCGGCAGCAGTTGCGCCAAGGCCAAAACCGCCTAGCGCCTTGAATCGCGCCATCTTCGCCTGTAAGGTATCCACCTCACGCGAAACGGTGCGAAAATGCCCGGACATTGCCAACAGCCCGGCTGTCACACCGTCCAGCAAGGACAGTTTTATGCCGATCTTGTATGCCTCGAACATGGAGATTCCTATGAAAAATTGGCCGCTCCCCACGCAGGGGAATCAACGTCCGTGGTGGCTGACGCCTTTGGGTTTGTTTGCAACGACTGCTGCCATCATCCTGCTGCCGATCATCCTGCTGCTGCTGGCGCTGACAGGGCTATTCGTTTGGGCGATGTGGAACAGCGGAGGCGTGGGCATGTTTATTGCCGCTTTCGTCGTTGTCGGGTTGGTGTTCATTCTTGCGGCAATTTGGGCGGCGATGCGGTCTTGATCGTGCCGCCCAGGAAGGCGATTTGCACGCTCTCGCCTACCAGTTTAAGCACGTCCTGCGTCTTGCGCGATGCCGCCAATCCAAGCACGGAACGCGGGGGGATCGTGCGCGTACCCAACTCCTGATAAACCATCACGTCACTGTCTGAACCAACCACAGCCTCAATGCCGTGGACTTCGCGCGAGATGGAATTGCGCAAGTCTCCCGTTCGCAGTAGCGGATCATTCGGGGTGAACCCTAGCCGCACGCGATCTAGCTTGGTAGCGTCCTTGAGTTCCGCCCATGGCTGAAACGGCCCCATGTCGGAGCGCTGATAAGTGCCGATCTCGGCTTTGGCCTCACTCTCGATCACAGCCGCCGCCGCATCAAGGGCGACGGATGCCGCCGCCGGGATCGCCCGCGTTTCCAACATACGGGCAAACTGCTTGAGTTCCATCATGGCTTGTCCTCGAAGCGCATCGTCTGGGTGTTGAACTTGTGTCCCTGAAACTCGCTGAAAATAACGCACATTGCGGCACGCTCCACGTCATCGAGGTTCATCGCAACGTCCCACGGCACTCCATTGTTCACCAGCCAGAGCGCTTCCTTGATGGCCGTGAAGCCTAGGGCTTTTTTATAGCCTCTCCGGCATCCTCTTGCCTGACAAAGTTCTGCTGGATTCCCTTAGCGAGCGCTTCCAAACCTTCTTCGTCCAACTTCTGAATGGCCGCGTCCAATTCGCGCTGATTGGAGAAGTTCACCACCTCGCCATCAATGGACTGGAGATACAGCAGCGGCATAACCATTGATAGATAAGTTTGATTGCTCGAAGCGTCCGCCCCAAGCATGCGAACGAGCTGGTACTGCGCCAACACGTTAGGCTTCCTCAGCGTCAGAACGCGCCCACGCGCATCAGTCACTTGCACATCATCACTCTTTGTATGCACATCAACGACTTTAGCCATTAGGACACCTTCACGCGCTGTGACGCAACAACATCAACGGACTGGCCTACCTTATCGTCGCCCTTCCATGTTCCCATTTTAGTCGGTACGATCTGCACGCCGGTGTAGTGGTAGGTGTTCACGCTGCCATCCACCTCGGATATGCTTTCAACGATGGTTCCGCCAGGGATTGTCGAGCCGTTGGTGTAGAAAGCCGCCTCGAAAGCCGCATAAAAGTCATCAAGCTGCGAATTGTTGCGATCGAATTGCAGCGTGCCTTTCCACCCCTGCGGGAAAATCAAGTGCGTAGGCTTGCCATTTATCGGCACGATCACTTCTGTTTTTGTGACGGGCTCGAAAGACGCCTCGATCAAATTTATGGTGGAGACTTTGCCGTTTGGCAGCGTCATTTGCAGGCTGTAATCCCTGCCTGTGTTGAATCCATTTAGTGGCATTTTCGGCGCTCCGAAGATGAAAAAAACCCGCACGCGGCGGGCATAAAAAAGCCGCATCGAAGTGCGGCTGTGGTATCTGAAATGGCTTAATTACTGCGGCGAGTTGGATGTAACCGTCACGCTGCCGCCGCCTTCCATGTTCACGACAAAGAAGCGGACGGTGTTAAGATATTTAACCTTCACATCGGCCTGCAGGTATCCAAGCGCCACTCGGGCGTTCGGGTTATTGTTGGCGTCTACCTGCACGCTGAACGCGCCTTGCGCCACGGGGTTGTTCGGGTCTCCAATCCACCCCTGTTGATATTGCGACAGCAGGAATCCGTCTAGTCCACCCTTGACTTGTTTGCGCAGATCAGCGGTTTGCGGCTGACCGACCACCGCGCCGAGGGACGATTGCGCAAGGCTGAACGCAAGGTAATTCGTCATCTTGGTGTAGGTGTCATCGTTCTGTGTCGGATTGCTGGCCGTGTTCAGTCCGGTGCGTGCCGAGAAATACGGGCCGCCGGGGGAGTTCGCCGCCAGCACGTCGAGACGGGATGTAAACACCTGCTGAATCTCTGCGCTGCTGTAGGGAATCTGCGTCTGGCTGCGCTGCGTGGCAATCATCGTCGCCAGCTGCTTGTTGAGGTTGCTGTAGGGCGGAATCAGCGAGGCGGACTGTGCTGCGCTCCATGTTGCCGGCGAGAGCATGCGCTGCACGCCGTTGAACGAATCGTAGAAATAGCCCCAATCGCCAACCAGCACCTTGATGCCGTAGCCGTCTACGCCAGACGATACCAAAGCGGCTGCGCTGGCGGTGATGCTGGTGCTTGGTGGGTTCGCGGCATGGGCATACGCGCCGATCTGTTCGGCAAACGCGAGCATGCCAGGCCAGTGCGTCGATGTTGTGTGATCCAGCAAAGTAAAGTTACTGGCATTGGAGCCGCGCAGCGCATACATGCCGGTGCGCGTGGTGCCGTCCGATCCAAGCATGATCGTATCTGTCACGTTCGATGCGCCGTCCGTGCCGCCCGTCAGGGTGTAGGACGTGAGGTTTGGCGTACCAGTTCCAGCGCCTGCGGCGGCGTGAACATAGGCAGACGGGCCGCGAACGCCGTTCTGCCCGTTGTTGACTGCGTTTGCGGCGTTCACATACAGCGCGTTTCCGGAGCCGGTCAGATTGTCGAAGATTTCCGGGGTGTAGCCCGAGCGCTGAATAACCAGCTTGTAGCTGTTCGCGGCGGTGCCGGTGGAAAATTGCGCGGTGATCGTGTTGCCAACGATGCCGGAATATAGGGCGGATAGAGTCAGCGCAGCGACAGGCGTGGTTTCCGTGTCCATAATAGTCACGGTCGCGGCAACATCAGTGCCGTCCGTTACCCGAACCGCGGCAATCTGCGTCACGCCTTCGCCGAAGGCCAGCGTGCAGGCGGTTGCCAGATCATGCGATCGTACCGTCATGTTTCCCAGCGATTGCGCGGCATTCTGCGGAGAACCGATAACCATCGGCGCATTGACAGGCCCCCACGAGCTGACGCCGATCAGGCCGAGAATGCCGGTCGGAATGCCGTTGATAAGGATCGTGCGCGGCGGAACGATGTTGACGTAGAGATCGGGCGCTTGCGGCAGCGATTGGCCGAATTGATAAACTGGCATGATGATATCCTTTGGTTGTAAATCAGATCAGCGCGCCAGATGGGCTGCTGATGTTGACGGTAGGCAGCGTGACTGTAGTAGTCTGCTGCACGTTGGTTGTCGCAAACTCGACTTCATAGCGGAGGTGCCTTGTATATACAGCCACCTTCTGGATGTTGTCGTCGTCGATCGAACCTTGGAACCGCAATTCTGCTGCGGTCGTATCCGGCATTTGCAAGCGATATGCCATGCGTAGCGCCGGATCAATCAGGGAGGCAATCTGCGCCCTCAGCGTGGGCGTGGGCGCCCAAACCGAGACTTGGAACACCTGCCGCTGCCTGCCGACTTCCTGCAGCACAGTCGCTGGCTGGGCGAACATCATGGATGGTGTTGCACCCTTCGGAAAAGTGATCGTGTTCGCGCTCGATTTCGCGCCAGGAATCATGGCGGCAATCGCCGTGCAGATTGACGTGAGCGTATCTGTAGATTGCACAGCGTAGCTGGCCTGCACGTTTCCCTGCTGCACGCTGACAGCCTGCGGCGTGGTGATCTTGCCGGTAATCGTGATCGTCATGCCGGATACGCTCGCCTGTAGCTGCGTCTCCACGATGTCAACTGTCTGCCATGTAGGCTGCATCTGCGTCACGGCGCGGCTGATGGCTGTGGCGAATACCGAGACTTGCGCAATCCCTGCCTGCATGTCGGCATCCAGCTGTTGCGGCTGAGGCCAGCCGGGGAAAATGCGTACATCTGAAGCCACTGCCGAGGGCTGGCCGGTTCCGTTCGGGTATAGCGTCTGCGCCACCGCGGATGCAATGGCGCTTTGTACGTCAGTTAAATCGGCCATGTCAGGATTCCAGTACTTCGACTAGCGCCTGCGTTCCCAGCAAGCCCGATGAAACACTCACCACCTGATAGCGCAATCCGTTTTCATCAGTAACGATGTCCCGATGCTGAACAAGCCCGTCCGGCAGGTAGAAATTGCAAGCGTAGAAGGCACGCAGCGATGCATCCCCCGGCAAGTCAGCTTGCGGCCTGCCGGTATCCTTTTTGATGTTCAAAACGCCAGGGATTCCCTGCGCATAAACCACCGGCGCGGGAGATACAAGCGCGGAATAGGACTGCAAACCAGCCGCCGTGGTTTTTGGCTGGCGGGAAAACGTCAGCGTCTGCGTGCAGCGCAAAGCCAGTGGGATCATCAGCGCATCCAGGCCGACTACGCAATATGTATCTTGTCCCACCAGATAATCACCAACCTGCAACTGAGCTACGGGCGCGATGATCTGCCAGAAAAGCTGATTCTGCTGTGTTTGCGCGGCCCAAGAACCGGGCTTCATTCCGCCATTCAGGGTAAATGCGCATGGTATTTGCCCTAGCGCATACATAGGACTGATCGGGTTGCCGATAACCGCACCAGGCCTATATTGCGTGTGCATCGCCCCGACCGCGCTCGCGGCTTTTTGCATGCCGTAGGCGATCTTGGATTGCAGCAATGCGCCGTCCATCACACCACCATCTGAACGGTGTTGCCGCCGTCAAACTGTGGGCCGGGCGGAACGCCGAGAAACTCGCACAACCGGAGACGCCACGATGTGAACAAGCGTTCGCGATCGCGCTGCTCGTTGGCATTGTGTACCCACGGGCCTGCCGATGCTGTATCAAGGTTGGCTGACGCGCCCACGATGGCCGTTTCCAGCGTGGTGAGGTTTGCCAGATAGGTGTTCACCACCACCGCGCCCTCGTTCGCGCTCATATGCTGCAACCTGTATTCAAGCGCCAGGTACTGCCGCATGATCCACGGATAAGGAAACACAACATTCCCATCACCTAGGGCCGGATATCCGCAGAAGCGCCGGATGTCCACCAGTTGCGCATCCGTGAAGGCGTATGGCATTAACGCCATTACTCAGTCTCCAGCACACCCATGCGCGTCAGGAATGCGATCATTTCAGCATCTTCAACCGGATCAAGGCGCGTGCCAGCGGGTAGCCAGCGATGCACGCCGCCAGTGTCGATCCAACCAGCATTGCGCGGCAGGACAACCCCGGATTCCTTCAAGTCGTCTTCCGTGGTAGCGTCATTCGTGGTGGCGTCCAAGGCGTCCTTCGTTGTGTCCTCCGTGGCTTCATCCATAGCGTCCTCCGTGGTAGCGTCTTTACGTAGTCGCGCCATGATTACAGGCTCTCCACCAGCACGGCACGCTTGAATGCACTATTCGTTGCTGTCGGGATGGTGTTGGGGTTAGTCGTGATGTCGGATGGAACGGTGAACCCGCCGATGTAGGCCCATGACTGGGTGACTACCTGTTTCAGAGCATCCAACGGCTCGCGGGTGACGTGCGCGATGCCGTCAACCACGGTAATCATGCCGTCATCGTCCGCTGCCTCGGCGGCGCGGTAAGCTTCGGGCGTGAAGACGCCTTCCACCAGCGTACCCTCGCCACACATGATGCCGTATTGCACGGTGTTGCCGCCGAATGTCGCGCTCGGGTTGATGTTCGTTTCGATCAGCTGGACGCCGAGCAACTCTGCAACCACGCCTTGCCGGTATTCTTGCGTCTTCGGCTCGCCGCGGAATAGTTGTTTGAAGTCTGGATCGTTGAACAGGCCCACTACCTGCTTGGGAGAAGCGTAGAAGTGATACATGCCGGACGCATTGACAGGCTGCACGCCGTTGGAACTCAGTACGGCCTTAGATTGCAGCAACATTTGCATGGAGAGCTTTCCGCCGTTATACATGCTAGGAGTGATGCCCCAGACGCTGGATGCCGGGACGGTGTTGCTGGATGCGTCCATCGATCGCATGACATACGGGGCCACGGCAGACACCACGGGGTTTTGCGCGGTGCCGTCTGCCACCGTGACGTTTGAGGCGAAAGTCAGAGTGCCGGAGACGCCGCCAGGGCTGACAGACAAATAGTTGCCGTCAGATGCCGCGCCAATAAGCGAATAGACGTTGGAGCCAACCACAACGTTGATCGGGTTCGCGGACGACACCGCCACCACTTGTCCAGCACTGTTCCATGTGTATTGGAACCCGCGAATGTCATCCACAGCAACAACAGGCCCGGCAGCGCCAAGAGTCACGCGAACGAACGAGTTGCCGCCCATGTAGCCCGTGTACAAGATTTGTTGGGCAATGGTGTTGATGGATCGCACGGCTTGCTCGCCGAGCGTCATCGCATTGCGCAGGAACAGGCTATCGATTGCCACGCGACTGGTGGCGACATTGAGCTGCATGTTGGCGGCGTATTGCGACACGCCCAGCGTAAATCGCTCCACGCCGAAGTTTTGCGGAGTCAGGCCGCTGGTGATATCGCTGTTTGCCGCAGGCGCGATCGGAGATGTAATCGCAGGCAACAGGCCGGTGCGGGTTTTTGAGATGGTTTCGCCGATTCCCGCAGGGAAATCAATCTGCTCGGCGATGGCGCGGAATCCGAGTTTGGCGCGAAGTGGAATCTCAAACGCGCGTTCGAGATAGCTCTGCTGGATGACGCTTTGCAGTGTGACGGGGAGGTTGTTGATAGCCATGATTCATTTCCTTTATGTCTGGATGATTTATGTCCCTTGGTGCCTGACCCCGATGGACTGCTGCCGGTTTCCCGGCCTATGAAGCTAAATGCGGATGCCGAATTTCGATCTCAAATCCGAGCGCAAATCGGCATCCGAAAGATCACGCGCGGTTTTTGTTTCTTGCTTGCCGACTTTTGGTGGCTGTTGCGTGCTCGCCGTGGTTTGGGCGAACAGATAGGGCTTGGCTTTCTTGAGGGCCTCAATTGCGGCGTCTGCGCCTTCAATCTCGCCAGCATCGTTGAATTTCACGATGGACAAGTCAGCCAGCGCAAGTGCGTCAATATCGACAATCCCGGCTTTTATTGCATGGGCCTTCATTTCCGCCTTGATGATGCGCTGCGCGGCTCGCTGCTCGGCTTCTTGGGCTTTTGCGATTGCCTCGTCTTGCGCTTTCTTTGCGGATTCTGCCGCTTCTTGGGCCTTGCGCTCCATTTCCTGCGCTTTCAGCCGATATCCCGCGTTCTCATGCCGCAGTTCGCGCACATAATCCTTGGAAAAAGTCTCTGGTTCAGGCGCGGTTTTCGGCGCTGTTTTAGTCGGGTTGTTGTCAATATCTTCGTTGTTATCAGCCATCTGGGCCTCCAAATTAAAAAGCCCGAATCAGTCGGGCATCCGAACGGCTTAGGGCCGTCACTCCACGATCTTTACTTGCTCTTGCGCATGCGCGTTGCGCTCGGCTTGCTCGGCTGTGATCCTCGCTAGTTCGGAAGGCACATCCTCCACGTCATAGACGGGTGCGAGAGTCCCAACAGCGGTTTCCGCGCTCATCAGCCCTGCATCAGTCAGGGTTCGCAAAGTGTTTGCGTCACTGCTGCGATCCTGACTTGTGGGCGCATACCAAGGAGGCCATTTCAATGCGATTCTGCCCGGCGACATCCTAGGTATTGGCTGGCCATCGGAATCTACCAATGCCATCTTGCTGCTTGCGCGGACGATCATCTGCAGGAGCTTTTTGAGGCCGTACTCGCCGTAGCTGATACGCAGTTTGTCCGACAGCCAGATCAGCGCTTGGTTTAGCAATTCCATTGCGCGCCCGGATTGAGCCGCCGACAGTTTGTCCGCGTTTGCTCGATTGCCGTTGAGTTGTTCAAGGGTAAATTCGCGCAAGGTACGCACGTACTCCAGCACAGCAGCCGTAGCAGCGCCGTCAATCTCAACCAGCTTCGCATCGCCGTCCTTGCTCACGATGATTGCGTTGCTTGCGCTGCGTACCATTTGCTGGCCGGGATCGACTGCGGGTTCCTTGATCATCAGCAGCGGATCACTTGCGTACTTCAGGCCGCGCCCCGCTTGGCTGAGCATGTACTCTATTTCGATATTCGTTTCAATCGCTTCGTCGCCGAATGTCGGCGCGCCGTCGATGTCCTCGCCGCCGGGCAGGTTGCGAACCCAAACCATCGGGACGAATCCGAGGTTGTGCTGAATGGTGCGCTCGTTATCCTGCGTGAGATTATCTGGTAAGCCCGGCTTATCGCTGATCTTGACAGGCAAATACCAGATTTCGGCCTGATCCGTCCAATCCCGCGTCCACCAATGCATTGCGTCAAGATCGCTTTCCTTGATCGTATAGCCCATGGCGCGAAGCGCGCGTCCGCGAATCTTGTACTGCTCGCGCACGGCCAGAAGATCATCTGGCCGCATGGGGTTATATGTCGGCGTGAGGTATTCGGTTGTCAGCGCAGAAACATAAATGCGCCCTTCCAGGATACGCAGCCACAGACAGACTGATCCGACTGATCCTTTTTCCGCTGCGTCGATCATGACTTCATTGAGTCTCGCGTCGCGGATGATGTCGTTCAGCGTGTCGCGCGTAATCTCGTCGTCGTGTACCGCTTCTGGAAAATGCCCCTCGCTGAACAGCATCGCAGTGGATTGCTGCACCACCAGCTTGCACAGGTTGTACCTCACAGAAGGCCGTCGATCGCGCAGCTTGATGTATTCGTTCGCGCCGTTCACCTCTTCATGAAAAGCATAGCGCAGAGTGTCGTATATCGTGCCAGCAAGTACGCGCTGCAACGACTGTATGCGAGACGTCCGCTGCGGTAAATCTCGATCGCGTGCGTAGCTTTTTTGTAGCGTCTGCCACATTATTTGTTTACCTCGCCATATATGGCAGCGTGACGGAGCGCGCAGTCGTGCGCTTGCGGATGATCGGCCCCAGCGCATACCGAACAGCATCCCAGCAATGATCGTTGCCGGGCATCAAGTCTGGCTTTACATCGCCAGATAGCCTATCGATTTTGTAGCTCCACAGCCGCGCTTCTTTTGCTGTGTGCTCACAGCGCGGGTGGATGACGATGCGCTCATAGCTGCGCAAATGCTCGATGCCGTCCTCCACGCTGCCAGGCCATTTATCGGATGGCCGCATGTATTGATATCCGTTGCGCTGCATGTAGCTGATCGTCTCGGGCCGCGCATTGTCTGCATAGCTCGCGTGCTCGCGTGCACCGGGGATAGCAGCGAACAGTCGCGGCAGGTTGTCGATCTCGATCCCGTGGCCGTAGGCCTCATGCTCGACGTAGAGTGTGCGGCCATGTATCCAGCAGCGCACCATCACAGACGGATCGACGGAAAAGCCCCAATCAATCCCGTAGTATGGGCCGTCCCATCCCGGTTGCGGCTCGAACGACTCTACCGTATGACGTCCTCGCAGCACCAGTGCATCCGAGCGGGTGAGACATGCCCCCTCCCATACGTGATCGTACTGATCGGGACGGTAGCGCAAATCGTCCTGGCGCTCCCGATCCAGCTCGGGAGGGAACCACGGGTTGTCTCGCCAGTTGATTTGGACAATTTTAGCGCCTGCCGGCTGATTGATGACAAACCGCTGACGCGTGGGCGAATCTTCGCGCTCGGGGTTCCACGTCAGCCAGATTTCCGATCCGGGTTCCCGGATCGTCGGTATCAGCACTCTCCATGATTCTTCACTGACGGTTTCCGCTTCTTCTACCCAGCAGATACCGATCCCGGCCATCGACTTGATGGACTGGTAGTTGTGGCGCAATCCCTTAAATAAAAACTCTGTGCCGTTTTTGCCGCGTATGAAGCCCTCTCCATACTCATATGCGGCCTGCAACCACGGCTCACTATCAATGGCGCGTATTATTTCGGCTTGCGACGATTCTTTGATAGAGTTTTGATATTCCCGGCAAGCCAGGATGCGGATCGGCTCAGACAATCCGCGGATCAGCAGCATTTTTGCAAAAGTGAAAGACTTACCACTGCCCCGGCCACCATATGCGCCGCGATACCGAGACTTACCTGCAAATACCGGAATCAGCTTGTTTGGTATCTGTACCGTTGCCACTACGCGCCCTGGATGATTATCTGCGCCGGCGGGGTGTTTACCTGTATTGCAGTGTCAGGCGACTTTCCGGCCACTACCTCTTTTGCTTTGCTGATGGTATCGGCGCGTGCCCGGTAGTCGTTCTGGTTCTCGCAAGGATGGGACATGGCTTCCTGCACGTTCTTCAGCGCGGCCTTGTTGAGCCATTCCATGCGCTTAACGCGCTCGTCTACTATCTCATTGTGCACAGACAACGCCTGTTCCGTTAGCGTTCCCTTTGCCAGTCCAACCCGCACCGCGTCAACGATTAGCTGTTCCTTTTCCGTTCCCTTTGCCCATCCTTCCAAGCCTGAGCGTTTGCTTAACTGAGTTTTGCTGATTCCGGTTTTGTCAACAATTGCCGACAAGGAAAGTCCGGCCTCGAAATACTCTCGCGCTTTCGCCCATTGTTCAGGTGTTGTCTTAATGTTCGCCATTAAGAACCTCATCAACGTAGTTCATCGCGTCATCAATATATTGCATGTCCACAGCATCAAGCTTGAACCACTCGCCGCGAAGCCGCTTCTTGTGGAAAAATGAATGCAGCATCAATTCTACCGCCACTGGGTTCTCTACCTCATAACTGCGCAAGGCAAACAATAAATACGGGCACCCCGTCTGCATATCTAACAAGCGGCGCTCAATTGAGTTTGTCAGCCCGATCTTGTATACGCCATGGAATTCTTGCGCTGTAATGATGTAAATGAAAGACGGCGATGGCGACACGGAAGAACCCCTATTAACCGGAAGCACGTCACGATCTACGCCCTTTGTGATCTTGGCTACTACGCCGTTACTCACCCCGCGTTTTTCGGCTATTTGACGCTGGCTTAATTGGCCTAATCGCCAGTCGATCAAAATATCCTCTACCAGTACTTGATCAAGTGGTTTGGCCGCCATCTTCAACGTAGGCCACGAAAGTGGCTTGCTTAGTCTTTATGTCCATGTCAATAAAAAAGCCGCCATGTTCGGCGGCTATATGTTCTATTTGGTGCGGATTCGAGAAACAAAACCGCACCCTATCAACAGTACTTATACACCAGTTCCCGACTTCCAGCAACATAAACTAATAAAATATTTTCTGAAAAAGTGTTGCTTTTTCTTTTGATGTGTGTATAATGCAAGTCATGGGATGCAATAACGCAGCCCAGCAACCAACCAAAAGGAGTAGATATCATGAAACTTGGAAAAATTACCGCAGATCAAATTTTGCGTGATCTTGAATTGGAGCAAGGAACGTGCACAAAAGCACTGATCCGCGATGTTGCTCGCGCAGCCGACGAAACGGGCCTAATTGGCCCGCACGCAGCGATGGATTTTTACCCCGGAAATCCGAGGAAGCACACATACACGTACGCGCGACGCGTCCTATTGGACTTGGGGTGCGTGGAGAAAAAGTGGTATTAGGACAACCACGCCCAGGGCCTCACTTGCCCTGGGCGTGGCAAGTGACAATTTTACCCCAAACAAAGGAGAAAAAACATGAAAATTTTGAATCTGACACAACACAGCGCCACCCCTGACCAAATCCTTGCAGGAGTAGTAGACCTGCCGGAATCCGATCGGGACAGCCTAAAAAGGCTGCTGACGTTCGAAACGCTGCCAACGGCAGCGGAAATCGTCGAGCGCGCGAACGCCATCGCCGCAATGGAGGAAGGTGGCGAGTACCTCCATGCAATGATCGGAGGGGCGCCATACCTCATGGCACCCCTCGAAAGGGCCCTGCGTTCAGTTGGGGTTTACCCCGTCTACGCTTTCTCCACACGGGAAAGCGTGGAGCAGGCCGAACCGGATGGCACGGTGCGGAAGATCAACGTATTCAGGCACGCGGGGTTTGTCCCTGCGGTATAAGCTATCCTTCCCCGCCATGAACGGCGGGGATGACAATCAGGAATCACCCCGGCATAGCCGGGGTTTTAATGACAAAAAACAAAGGAGAAAAACATGGAAGAGCGGTGGGAAATCGTAGCTGCTCGCTATGATAGTGAGTACAACATATGCGTGACTTACGAAAACACCCACAACGATGATCTGTGTTACGTGTGGTATTTTGCGCACGAAATCGCTCAGGCGCCTGCATTGGCCGTGAAACTCGCTGACAAGGACGCGGAAGCGTATTCGACGGGGAATTAAACCATCACACCCAGGGCATGGCGGAAATGGGAGTAGACAAGGCCGAAAGCAAAAGGCTAGTCAACAAATAGGTATTGCGGTTCCGCATCTATGATCCTTGCCACCGCACGCTCCAGCACAGCATCTAGAGCCCGGTATGCGCCGCGCCGCGTCTCAAGTGCTGTAGATTTCCGGCATTGCAATGCCCGGCGCAATTCTTCCACGCCGCGATTGCGCCCACAATAGGCGTTTATTACATCCTCGATGGCGCGGCGCGAGTGCACCCCTGTTGGGAGCGCCGCAACGACGATCGGCACAAGATACGCGCGAACATCCGCCGCGTCTGCTATGCCATACAGCGCTCTCAGCAGCGCCATGCTTGGTTTGTCTGTCGCTCTAGATGCCTGATCTATAATCATCGCTGCGTATGCGTGCCTGTCATGCGCCGTAAGCTCTCCGTGCGACATTCCGCCGCCGCCCATCATCGCAGCCGATGCGGATGATGTTTTTATGATCGCTGTGGATTCCACGCGGAATGCCCATGCAAGCGCGTGCTCTACGCTCTTAAATTTCATCGCAGCCCCTGTTTTTCCGCTTCCCGTTTTGCGTCTTCTGGCGAGTCGAAAGTTCTGATCATGATCCAATCCATTGTCGCGTGCTCGAATAGCGTGTATCTGTATTTCTCGCCAACCTTTGCCGCCGCAATACGGTATTTCCCGGATTCCCAAGCTGTCGGCCCGATGCGCGTCCACTTCACGCCGTTCTGGCCTGATTTATTTCTTTCCTCCGCCGTCTTGCTATATCGGCGCAATCGGAGCACTTGTGCCCGCGGATGCTTCCTATCTTACCCCACCGAACAGGAACCCTTCCTTCTATCTGTTTTTCCTTTCGGCAATACCAGCAGAAAAACTTGTTCATGCAGCTTCCCGATAATGCTTCCTACACCGCGCAGGGTAGCTTTTCATCCCTTTGGCGCAGTACGCCCTGCCGAACGCTTTACCGACATGGATACAGCCCTGCAGGTAGATGCTTCTTTGCGCTCATACGCAATCGCTGGATCGCCATAACACATCGATGGCAGCGCGTTGCTTTTTTTTCTTACGGTTTCCATTTGCATCCACTACATGCATGCCAAGGTGTCGTCTTACCGCCAGCTGAGTCGCACAATTTCCTGACATGGGCATTTCCTCCAGGCTTCCAATGCGGACATTCCTGCGTCTGGCGGAATTTGTACCACTTTCCATGAAACTCTTCGGAGTAAACGTTCCGCACGAATGCAGGGCGATTATAGCAGCTTGGGCGCTCAATTACTTCTGGCGCTTGGGTGCGCTGGAACCACATTTGCCGCACATCGCCTAAGTCGCTTTCGATTTTTGTTACCCCTTTTTCCATTTTGTTACCCTTCCATTTTGTTACCCATTTTCTGCCGCGTTATCACCAGCCGCTTTCGACGCGCTGAGCGCTGCAAGCGTGTCCCGTGCCATCGCGGCAATGTTGCGCCCCTTGTCCAAATACATCAGTGTCAGTCGCCGTACAGCGATCAGTGCCTCCGCCTCTGACAGGCCTGCCAGGCCGCCGCAGTGCGCAATGTCTGCGATCTGCTTTAGCGTTTTCTTTTCAGCCTCCACGCCGGTTTCTCGACGCGTTCTCAGTTCGCGCAGCCATCGCGCAAGCTCCGCATGTTCATTGCCGCAGTCCGTACCGCGGCACTTGTAAGCCTGCTCGTCTGCGTGCGATATAGCTTCGTCAATTGTCATCAGATTTTGCTCCGAGAAAACAAGGCCTTCAGGCAGGCGAGTATGTCAATACCATTTTCAGGTTCCTATTCTGCGTCAGAAGATGCAATCACGCCTTCTTTATCATGCACGAAAATACTTCCGTTTCCGTACTCTCGGGCATCACCAAACATCCCATATCCATCTGCGATACACTCCCAGAACGATCCATTCCATTCGCATTCAAATTCCATATCCTCGTCAACATCCGCGCCGCTCCTTGTCGCTGGCCAGCGGCCTGTTGCATGATCCTGGGTGATTAAAACACCTACTTTTATTCGTCCGCGCATTTTCTAATCCCTTTTTGCATGATAAATATTATGGTGGGCCGCGCAGGATTCGAACCTGCGTCCTCCAAATTATGGGCTGAGTGCTCTAACCGATTGATCTACTACTTCGTGCACGTATGGCTTCGGCTGCGCATTTCGCAAAATATGCTTTACCCGGCGGGGTTCTGTCGTTGTTGCTCTGTACTATTGCATCAAACATTGCTGCGCATTCCTCCCGTTCACTCGTCCTGAATGCTTTTGCAATGTCATTCACTCCTCCGGAAATATGCGACACGGAAAAATATCCCCAAATAATACGCACCAGTGCGCCGAACATCTCAACCTTTGGCCTAAACCTGAATGGCGGCGCTATCTCAAACATAATCACCATGTCACGATCCTCTCTCCGTAGTAAGAGCCATTGAATTCAGGAATTAGGCGTCAACACCCCAATACCAAATGCACTCATGCGCAGGGGAAGTACATTTTCCACTCGGGCATCCCGAATCGTTTTGTGCCGCCATGTTACGCACATGACGCGCAATTTGCTTTAGCCTGTCATGAGCATGTTTGTCTGGCGCGTATTCAAGCTCAATCAACGTTGCTGCATCTTCAAGTGCGGCAGCAGCAACAGCTTGCCCAAACTTGGCAAGCTCAGGCCATCCAACTGCCGAAGGTTCGGCAGCACATGATTTGCAGAAAATCCGCTTCAATGCGGTATCATCAATCATTGCATTTACCTATTGTCGTTATTTTCCTTGGCGCAGTCTATCCGATCCCGCACCCAGCGAGCACCACCCAGGCGGTGCAACTTCTCACGCTGCGCTGCCGTCACACGCAGCGATAGCGTTACCGTTTCCTCGCCATGTTTTAAGGGCTTGCGGCCCTGCCCCAAGCCTGGGCCACCTCGTTTTTTTTCTGTCATGCTTCGACACACTAATTATTATTCGATGTTGTTATAGTAGCACGAAAACAATCTACGGGAAAGAACTTTTTAACTCTTTCGCCTTGCGCGTGTACTCCGCTTTGATGGCCTTGATTTCCTCGATGGTGTATTTCTTGGGATCATGATTGCCTTCCAGCCATTCAACTCTAGCAATTCCAATTCGCTCAATCAGTCCACGCCTGTACTCGACAATATTTCCGCTGAGGTGATCGTTACATGGCGCACACTGCTTATGCACGTTCGACTCCTCGAACCTTAGCTCGGGGCATGCGCCTACACTTCGATAGTGTCCTGCGTGCCATTGTCCCTGATGATTCCTGCCGCATGAAATACAAGGCTTGTCGTGATCGCGCAGGCGAATGTAACGATTGAATGCGGCCTGGGCTTCTTTAAGCCAATCCGCGCGGCTTTTCATCTTCTGTTTTGCGGCGCTGTGTTCTTTGCGAATCTGCTTCGCTTTTGCGGTTTCTGCCGCTATAACGGCGCACTGTAAACCGCATACGGATTGCAATGGCCTAGACGGCTGGAATGGTGCGCGGCAGACTGAGCATTTTTTCTGCCTCAAATTTCGCCCCATAAAACCGTCAATCCACCATCCGGCAGCGGATCGCTAACCTCAGCAACCAACCTGACTACCTGCCTGTCGTTATGCCAGACAACACCTTTCAGCGCGTCGCAGACATCTTTTATTGTGTCGATGTCGATTCTTGACTTGCTTGGTAGTCCGTCCCTTTTAGCCCTCGGGTGAATCCTGATGGTTAGCGACATCGGCTTGTCCGTAATCGTAGCACCTTCCTGTTTTGCTTTCGATGCTGCTTTGATCTTCCAATACCTTGATTCTGGTGACAGGCGATTTGTGCTAAACGGGTAAGGCAAACTCAAAGATTGCATTGCCGGTGTTTTTACCAGCTTCCTGAGCGTTTCAAGCTCGTCTATAACGGCATGGATCGCTAGGCCGATCTCGCGCTGGGATGGAAGCGCGATTTCTTCGCCCATCCTCCACTTGTTGAAATTACGCAAAACTTCAAGAGAATCTTCGTTATTATGAATTTTCATTGATCTTGTGATCCCCACACCAATCGCTAGAAAACACTGCTGGATACCCTGCCATGGTTGGTGCGTGTCGGCGGCAGCGCCCAAGAATTTCTTTCGGTTCTTCAATCTGTCGAGTCGCTTCTTTCGGCACAAACCACATGCATATCTTGCACTTCATTCCTTCGCTTCTGTGTTTCCATTTGTCATTCATTTTAGTTCCATCGTAGTTAGTGAAGCGTTCGTTGGGTTGACTTTCTTGCGAATTGCGAATATTATCCATATTGCACTTGGTGCCGACGCCAAAGGACTAAAACTTGGCACGGCCTCGGATGGTATCCCCATACCTGCCGAGGCCTTCTTATTTGTAGGTGCACCATTCAGGAGCCGTAAATCTCACCCCATGCTGTGCACCAAAAGCTACGCATAGTTCGATCATTGCTGACATTTCCTTGATGCTCATTTTGCTGGTTCTCACTCCGATGGACACAAATCCACCGTTAATACCAGGAACGACTCGCTGGGTTCTTAGCCCGGCGCTGATAACCTCTTTCCATTCGTCCGGCGATAGCTTTTGCCCGTACCAGTTAACTTGTCGTGACAAATCTGTAAGGTGCGCCCACATACATGAATTTGCCTCAAGGCTTCTGGTGCGCTTCTTCGGCGTCCAAGTCAATTCACCGGCCAGGCCATCATCCAGCGCTGCTGTAGCCGCATCCCATACTTTGCGGAACGCGGCGCTCGCCCACTCTGGCGCGGTTATTACCTCGCAAGCCGGATCGTGGATGATGGTTTCGTGCATGCTCAGTAAATGTCCCTTACTCTTGGCACTTTACGGAGGTTGTTAAATCCATCCGTTATCGAGCGCTTTTTATCGCGGCGATTTATGCCGTTACGGATTGTCTGGTAGTCATACCCTGCTACCTCGCAACACCACCTGAACGACCACGGCTCATCATCGTCGCAATTTATCCACAAGGCGGCATCCGTCCACAGATTATGTTCTGTGCTGCGTTTCTTTGCATTGCTGAATTTCTCGTAATCTTCGATTGCCTGAACCAGAAGCTGGATGACCAGGTTCACGTAGTTTTGTTGTTCATCGCCAGAGACTGCCATTATGCTGCGCTCCTTATCCGCTAACACCATTTCATTGCCACGACAGGTTTTCAAATCGCGTGTACTCGCCAAGAAAGGCCAATCTAACCTCACCCGTCGGGCCGTTGCGCTGCTTTCTAATCAACACCTCGGCAATCCCTTTGTCCTGCGTATCCGGGTTATATTGCTCTTCGCGGTAAATGAACATGATCGTGTCGGCGTCCTGCTCGATTGATCCTGACTCACGCAAATCTGACATTACTGGGCGCTTGTCTGATCGCTTCTCGACATCCCGGCTCAACTGTGAAAGCGCCAGCATAGGCACGTTGAAATCCTTGGCGATAGACTTTAGTCCTCTTGTGATTCCGCTGATCTCCTGTGTCCTGTTCTCCCCAAGGCCGTTCATGAGTTGTAGGTAATCGACAATAATCAGGTCAAGCCCGTATTGACGTTTGATGCGTCTCAGAGAAGAACGCATTTCCATAACCCCGATACTGCTGGTATCGTCGATGATAATTCTCTCTCCCGACTGAATCTTCCCAACCGTATCTGTCAGCCTTGTCCAATCATCATTGATCAACTTTCCCGATCGGATTCGTTGGAATGGGATTTTCCCAATGCAGGCCAACATGCGATTCACCAGTTGAGCACGCGGCATTTCCAGCGAAAAAACCGCAACAGTCTTACCGTCCTTCATGGCAACATGCTCCGCGATGTTCATGGCAAAACTGGTCTTCCCCATACTCGGTCGCCCTGCGACGATGATCAGATCACCTGGTTGGAATCCGCTGGTCATTTCGTCCAAGTCATTAAAGCCAGAAGCAAGACCGCTGATTGATCCGTCCGAGTGGAATCGCTCGTCAATCCCGTTGATCACCTCGGTCAGTACAGAATTGATCGGGACGGCCTCGTTTGCCTTGCGCCGTTCCCCGACTTCCATCACAGCGGCTTGTGCGCGCTCAATCTTCCCTTGGGTAGTTCCGTGATCTGCTACGGTTTCGATGATTTTGTTAGCCGCCGCAAGCAAACCACGCTCGATAGATTTTTCGTACACGATCTCGGCATAGCGCAGGATGTTTGCAGCGCTTGGCGTGTTCTGGATGATCCCGGCAATGTAGGCCAGCCCTCCAGCGCTTTCAAGTTTTCCAGCCGATTCGAGAGTCTCCGTCAGTGTCAGCAGATCAACAGGCTTGCCTTGCTCAAGCATGGCAAATATGGAGGCGTAAAGCAGGCGGTGGTCTCCGCTGTAGAAATCACCCGGATGCAGTAACCCGGAAATCTTGTCAACCGATGAGTTGTCCAGCAGAAGCGCGCCAATTACGCTTTGTTCTGCTTCGACGCTCCTAGGTGGAGCGTGTTTGCCCATGTCAAGCATGTTGCTCATGCCGTTGCCTCCAGCACGTGCTTGTGATCATGGCAGTACCAGCGCCCATTCTTTCCCCTCACTCCCTGGTTCTCGCACCTCACACCGTTCTCTTCGTATCGACATCGGTGGTCGTGCAATGGCGTCACAGATGTTGGCAACGATGCAACTCTGGTTGAAATCTCGCGCCTTACCCAGTTGCGCCATGTCGCCTGCCAATCCGCCTTTCGCGCATCGGCACCGGCTTTGGCGTGCCAGTGATCCGCAAACTGTTCTGCAACGAATCGAACAGTCTCGGCGTTCCAGTCTTTCCGCTCATGTAGCGCCCATTCACCCCAAGCTTTCGGTAAAACCCAGTTTTCAGGTAGCCTTGTTCCGGTGGGTTTTTTGCTTGCCGGCTGAGCCGAAGGCGAAGCATCGTCTAGCTCTCTCTCTTCTTTATCTTTATCTTTATCTTTATCTGGAGTTTGTTCGCGTTCGCTTGCGTTCGCTTGCGTTCGCTTGCCTTCTTTTTGTGCTTCGCGCCACCTTTTTGCGCGTTCTGCCGAACCGTCTTCTCGATCAACCTGCCTTTTTGACCACCCGCTTACCATATCGCCATCCAGAACACGTCCTTGCATGGCAGCAATGATCGAGTCAATTTGTTCGGTGTCCATGTCGAGAGCGCTCGCTATATCTTCGTGACACATTCCATGTGTTCGTCCGCGTTCGGTTGCGTTCGATGCTGTTACAAGAATGTGGATGTATACAGCTATGACTGCCGAGATAGGCTGTTTCGAAACACGCGCTATCGTTCTCCACTTCGGATCGTTTGGCATGTCATGCCACAGGCGAAGCCACTGATTAGCCACGAATCGCCTCCTTGAGCATCGCGCAAAGTTTGTGAACCTCGCGCTTGTTGTTGTTTGAATCGGCCACGCGACGCGCCTGTTTCAGGGCTTTTCTGAACGGTTTTGCAAGTCTCGCTTTCATTACGCCGCCTCCCATACTCATGTAGCTTTTTTGTTGGTTCCGCGTTTTGTTCCGCGAAGATATGTCCACTTATCCGCCAAGTCCGGACGCAGCTCCTCGCACGTCACTGCGCCGTTTGTAATGCGCTCAATGTCAGGGCAGCGCGCGGCAGGGATAGGGCGGCTATGCTTGTTGGACTTCCACTGATGCACAGTGGGCGCGCTCACTCCGAGCGCATTCGCCATGGCACTTATTCCGCCGGCCATTTGGATGGCTATTTCAATTGGTAATTTTTTATGTGGTTTTTCCATACGTGAATTATTAGGCGTAGCCTATATTTTGTCAATAGGGATTGCAAGGACGGGGTTTCAAACAGGTTTCTCGTAGCAAAATCTGATGAATTGATTAACGGGTAACATTTACTTCGCCACCCTCAAACGTGTTTTGTTATCAACGTAAGCCTTGATTTTCTCGATTGCGCGTCGAAGTGTTAAATCGGCTTTTTTTGGGGTAACCCATTTCCCGTTGAACCGAATTGTTCTGACAATCATGTTTGCAAAATCAATATCATTGCCATCAGGCGTATAGTGATCTGCGATAATCGCGTATGAATAACGCCTCGGCGGGAAGTGTGTCGCGTCACAAAGCCGTTGTATCGCCAGCATCTGCCCATGTTGGACATCCGCGCCTCCATACTTTCCCTCCACCAGAACAAACAGCCTGTCCCCGAAGTCAAGAAATGCGTCTATGTCGGTTGGTGTGATATTCCCCCACCGGAGTCCGCTCATATCGGCAACTTGGTTTTTAAGTTCTCGATTTTTAATTACGCCCCTATCAACCATTGACGAGAACCTTCCCTTCTGTCTCGAATGCCTCTTTGAATCCGGAGACATTCTTGCCCATGTAAATTATTGCCTGGCCCTGCAATGGAGCACCAGGATTGCCATCCGGGTCGAGAAACCTGATTCTGGATTTCGGAAAGCAAACGGCAGATGCCGCTGATAACATGCGCTGGAACCACTGCGTTTCCGTTGCGTTGTTCACCAGGATGCAAGCCTGATCTATCTCTCCCGATTCGTACTTGCTAGAAACCGCCTCCGCAAAGTCGGTGATGAGTGGTTGCGCATAAGGAGGATTCATCCATACTCGTCCGCGCCACTTCTGCTTCCTGCCGTCTTCTTCTGCCGTATATATCAATTCGGCTTTTACTGTTAGGTTTGCGATTTCTGATGTTGCTGGATCGGTATCAATTCCGCCCATGACTGCGCGTGCCATACCAATGATACGTTGTGGCGTGTACCATTCGTTATTGCCGGAATTGTTGGCAACATGAGCGCGTACAACATCCTTTGCGACTGCCCTCATTTCTTCGACTGGAGCAGCTTCGACTATTTCCCTTTCTTCGTCTGGCAGGACTACTACCTGGGCGGCAAGATGCGCAGATATGTCGCCAGACTTCATTGCCGCGAATATCTCTGGCGATTCTTCTTTGACTTTTTCCGCGGTTGTAACAGACCTTGTTGATACGTTAAGCAGTGTTGCGGCTTCGGCTTGCGAGAGAGGGGTCAGCAAATTTGCGTACCCCACATGCTGATTTCCAACGAAATCGCCAAGCCTTATATTCGCCAACTCAGCGGCAATGGCACTCCGTTGTGTTGCGTCCAGGTGACGTCGTTTAAGGTTCATCGACACAACAAACCCACGCGGGTCTGATCCCATATACTCGCGGAAAACAGGCGTTACGCTCGTTTCCTGGCAGGCGAAGTACCGATGCCTGCCATCCAGCACTTTTCCTTCGTAGAGCCATATCGGCTCAAGCAAACCGTTGATTTTTATGTCTGTCTTGAGCGCCGCGAATTCTTCACCAGGCATACGCGGGAATATGTCTGCAAGCTCGTGTATTTGATAGTGCATCACTTGGATTTCCTGGCCTTCGCTAGGAAGATTTTTGGGAAATCCAACTTTATACGGGCTGGGATGCCGCGCCTTTTCCAATTATTGACTCTCTGAGTGCCAATTTCCTTTGGGAAACCAAGCATGCGAGATACCTTTGTTGATCCGCCGAGGCGATCAATTGTTTCTGCGTCTTTCTTAATTTGTTCGGATATTTGCAATCCGAGGTTGGAAAGGCTGCTCATTTCTCACCTCTGTTAGTGGTTTTTCTGCGTTATACGGAACTTCATAATTTCTAATAATAAACCCCGCGTTTGTTAAAATCAATATTGTTTTCCAATGCGGGGTATTGACTTAAACATTAACATGGTGTTTAATTTATCCCATGCCGCAAACAAAGCGGCTACCGAACAAAGCGCACTACCGGAAATTAGCCAGATTATCGGCAACAGCCCACGGGTAGCCAGTCCGACAGGCGACAAAGCGCGAAAGGTTGCAAGGGTAACGGCTTTCCTCATAAGTCGTGACGATGCCGGAGAGACGGGGAACAAAGCAGTAAATCGGATTGTGTGAATTCCGCCCAGCACCCCGCGAGACGGGCAGATGCGGGTAAAAAAGCACCGCAACGATGGCCGAAAGATTCGTGACAGCCCGGAGAGACGGGCTCCGACAAACTAAAACCCAAGCCCAATGCCGGATAAGTGGGTGAAAACCCGGCAGCCGGTGGATTGGTTCTCCTACTCCGCCAAGGCCACCGGCAACTACAACAAAGGAGCAGAAATGAAACCCAATGAAAACAAATTGCGTTCCTGCCCGATTTGCGGGAACACGATAAAGCGGCGGCCGAGCGAGAGTTGGCCGAGTTATGCCAAAAAAACCGCGTGCTCGTTTAAGTGCGCGGCGCTCATCAGGAAGGCAAAGGAGCGCGAACGCAATGCCAAGGAGAGCGAACGCAACGCCAATGAGAGCGAGGCCGAGAACGCATTGCGCACTCTGGAAATAGCACTTAGAAATTGGAGAGTAGCATGAAATTAAATTTGGATGATTGGCTGCTCGGCGCTGTTTTAGTGGCACTTATCTGCTCGGCGCTGGAGATTGTCTACTTGGTAGACAAATACGCATCTACCGCTGACGCTGCTGCTCGCGCAGTGCATCGCGCAGACGTAGCAGAACAAGCTCTTGTGGCCTGCCTGAACAAGCTCCCAATCGTTGGAGACGATAGAACGGTAACGTTCTGCGAACCGATAACCAGCAGTATGTGAGGCGAATCATGGACGACCAAGAAGATCGGCGCGACGATAGCGCTTTAGCATGGTGGGAACAGATTGGAAAACATCAGATTGGAGAATGGGAAAATGGAAACAAAAGAACAAACAAAACCGGAAGGGCTGGCGCTACTTCGCGCACCGTTCCCGCCGAATCAGATCAGCCGTCTGCCGAAGCCAACTAAGGCACAGACTGATGAAGTAAGGGCTAATTTCAAGTCGGGAGTTAGATGTGAAATTTGTGGTGGGTGGCACCATCCGAAGGTGGTGCACCTGGACTACGTAGGACACGCGGCTCTGACAGACCGTCTGCTCGACGCAGACCCATACTGGACGTGGGAGCCATTAGCAATTGGGAATGACGGGTTGCCCGTCATTGATAAAGATGGAGGGCTATGGATACGCCTCACAGTCTGCGGTGTGTCTCGTCTTGGATACGGAGACGCCCAAGGGAAGACAGGTGGTGACGCTATGAAGGAGCGTATTGGGGATGCACTTCGGAACGCCGCAATGCGGTTTGGGGCCGCACTGGATTTGTGGCACAAGGGAGATTTACATGTCGCTACGGATGACGATGACGGGGATGTGGGCGCAAAGGCCCATACCAAACGGGCTAATCCTGAAAACGAGCGAGCCGCGCTTGTAAAGAAACTCAACGCAGCAGCGCGGCGTGGTTCTGTCTCGCTACGGGACGCATGGGAAGCGCTGACTCCAGAGCAACGTCGAGAAATGGCAGACATGAAAGATGATCTGAAATCCGCCGCTGCCATGCAAGACGAATCTATCGCAACGCAAGCATAGGAAGGGGCTTTAATCATGAGCATCACTCTGTACGACATAGCAGACAAATACACGCAGGCATTCTACGCGCTGGCCGATTCCGATATCGACAACGAAACAATTAACGACACCCTAGAAGGACTCGAAGGAGAACTGGTGGAGAAGGGGAAAGCCGTCACCGCTTTCTGCCTCAACCTGGACGCCGAAATAGAGGCGATGAAATCGGCAGAAAAGCGCATTTCCGGCCGCCGCAAAGCAATGGAGAACAAGCGCGACAGGCTTAAGGAATACCTGAAACAGAACATGGCGCGTTGCGGAATTAGCGAGATAAAGGCAAACGATGGATCGTTTGTTGCGAGGCTGTATATAGGGCGCGATGAGTCTGTTGTGATTGACGACGAATCGGCGATCCCTGCGGATTACAAGCGAGAAATAGTTATTTACCAACCAGAAAAAGCGCTCATCAAGGATGCGATAAAGGATGGTTTTGCGGTTCCTGGCGCGCATATCGAGAAGAAAGACAGGCTGGAAATAAAATAACCATGTACCCAAGAGATAAAAGAGATAAATACGGCAGTTATAAGGTGACACACAAATGGATAGAAGCATGGAGCGGGCAAGCTCCGGGTTTTTCTCTGAACGAATCTCGTTCATATGAGGATGGAGTGAATCGCGTTTTCACGACCGATCTAGTCTATGTGTTAGATCATCCAGAAATTGCGTTTGCGCACGATGTTTTCATGAAAGCGCAAGGCGAGTTGGAATCGCTTTTCGATAAGAATAGGCATGAGTGAGAGGGTGATTGTAATTGGGCACCACGGCCACGCACAGGCCAAGGCTGCTCATCGCGTATTGCGTGGCAAGACACTGGAGACTAACGCGAAATAGTCACCAATAAAGGAGAGTTAAATGGAGTGGAGAAAACACTTAAACAGCGAATTGCTTTTTCTTGGGCCGTGTGTTGTTGGCTGGATTAAACATGATGATGGCTCCAGTTCTAGAGCGGGCGAATTGGCGTACGTGAGCGCGTGCAAACTTCCCGGTGTTGCAGTATTTACTTATTCACCAACAGCCGATGAGGCTAAATCAGCAGTTGAGTCTGCTGTTAAGCTTTGGTTTAGTCAGTTGCCGAAACAAGAGGAGAACGCAAAAGATAACCTGCTGGACTCTGCCTATGAAGAGGATGGAGCGGTAGATGGAATCCTCGAATGTGTGGATGCTCAACGTGTGGACGCTCATGGAAAATTTGTCATTTATGACATTATTGACAGGCGGGCGGTCAAGTGTGAGGTCAACGAATCTCAGCTACAACAGGCACTAGCCAATTTACAGAAGAGAGTCGAAGTGATTGGAGCTGTTAGGTATCGCAAAGATGGGATGCCTGTCAGCATAAAAGCCTCTAAAATCATAAATTTTCCCGGAAAGTCTGAAATTCCAAGCCTAGCCCAGATGAGAGGTTTGCTCGCTGGTAATTGCGATGCCGATATAGACTCATCGGTTGAACTGGTGCGATCGGTGCTACGCGACTCTGTCAGGGAAATGGAGTTTTGATAAATATGCGATTAGCAAATTGTAATGAACATCCAGAAGCAAACGACAGATCATTATCGTGCTGGGCAATTCGGCACGATGACGGTCGGCGCGTGACACCCGATGAATTGATGGAAGAAATAAATCGGCTACGTATGCTTTGCAAATGGACACCAGTAACCGACATATTGCCTGAGAGCGGAAAGCCTGTGCTTGTGGCATGTGGTAAGAAAGTGCTGCGTGCCGCTTACGCAGCAAAGCATGCGCTTGACGAGGAAAATTGGGGATGGGGGAATGATGAAGATGGAGTCGACTACGACGATACAACCGGCAAGACGTACTGGCCTGAAGGCTGGTATGAGTGGAATGAGTACGAAGAATGCCACTGGTGGCTAGATACTGCTCCTACTCACTGGATGCCGTTACCGGAGGTTCCGAATGAAAATTGAAGATAAAACAGAGTTTGCCGGAACACCGAATAGGAGGATTGAATGCACATTGAAGAAGACATGGACTGGTATAAATGGGTAGACGAAACGCTAGAAATAATTAGTATGCCGTTTCCGCAAACTACCCAAGATAGATGCCCACACTGTGGCTTTATGTTTCGCCGTCTGATAATGGTGAGGCGTAGCGACTTGGTATTGTTCTATAAAATTATGCAATCTGCGGACTCTGTGATGACAAGGCACGGAATCACGGCGAATCTTCCGGCAGAAATTCGTACTGAGCTCCTGATCGCGTTATCAAAGAATCAAAGCGCATGAGTGAAATCCCGGCATCCAATGATAGGAGAACGAAATGGCGTTTGACGGAATACCAGAAGACGAAGAACCTAGTTTCATGCGTGCCTGTGGCGGAAACATTAAAAAGCGCAACGGCAAGTTGGAGTGTGATTCATTGGACTGTGATTCATGTGACTGTAGAATGAATTGTGATGACTGTCACTTTATAAGCACACTTGTTAGCGCGTCCAGTAAAATACCGAATGAGAAGTTGAAAATGAGTGGGCAATGGGACTGGTTGATCGGACGCAGGCTTAGCCTTGGAGAAGTGATTTATGTTTCCGACGAGGCGGCGATCGTACAGCGTGGCGATGATGAGATACATATCTTGCTGTGCGATCTTCTGAAAGATGATTATGAGGAGCACGACAGATTCGACCGCGATATGAACGAAGCATGGAACACCGGCGATGGTGTATACCGGCCATGACATGCACAAGATTAAGATGGCGCGGTTTTAATGGGGTTATATGCGCGCAGTTTGGACATCGCTACGTGGTGCAACGGGTTTTCGGCCCGACAAACAGAAAGGTTGGTTGCACGCGCTGTGGCAAAGAGTGGGGAATGCATGACAGTGTGCGCGCATTCGTTCCGTGGGACGGTGAGCTGGAGCAGTTGTACCGGGACATTGGGCAATGGCCTGATGCTAAGATATAAACAACAAGGGAGAACTAAAAATCATGAAATTCAGGAAAAAACCAGTCGAGATCGAAGCGGAACACTACGACGGCACCATTGAAAGTGTTGAACGAATTATGGACATGGGGGGTACGTGAGAAATTAGAAACC